CAAAGCATACCACAACCTTGATTTGGAGCGTGAACTTACCGATCTTCTTGGAAAGGAAGTTGCTCTTGAGATTGACCGTGAAATTCTTGAAGATTTACGGATGATTGCTTATGACGTCAGCGGTGAAATTCTTAACCCCGCTTTCAGCAGGAGTGCTTTAGATCTTGGCAACCCTAATCAATTCCCCGAAGTTGGGGGGTTCCAGGACGGTACTCAAAGCACCACCCAATGGAATTACGATCATCTTGCCTCTCTTGCTACAAAAACAGCTGGAACCAACAAGAACGTTTACTTTGTAGACTTAACCACTACTAGCATGAACCTCAGTCCACGTCACGTGGGTGAGGCCTACTCAAACCTACTGGCTACCGTAAATTTTGCTTCGCAAGATATTTACAGAACCACTTGGAGAGGTGCTGGTAACTTTATCATTACTTCCCCTCTGGTCGCTGCAATGCTTTCTTCTGCAGCTAAACTTGAAGGCGGTATTCCAGAGTCTGAAAACGGCTCTCTAGGCGCGAGCATTACATACAAAGGCCGTTGGAACGGTCAATACGAAGTGTATGTTGACCCTCTGTGGCCTGAGGATGAACTTCTTGTGGGGTACAAAGGTAGTAACCCAATGGAAGGTGGTTATATTTATTCTCCATACATTCCAATCCAAATGTTGCCTACCGTCGTCAATCCAGACGATTTCCAACCCAGAAAGGGATTGCTTACGAGATACGGAAAGACTTCTATCACTCCGGACGCTCGTTGGTATAGAGTCATTAGAATTATCGGTTCTTCCGCTAATTACTTGATTCAACCCTTCGCCCGTATCTCTGATACGATTTCGGATAACCCCGGAATGGGTAACGGTCCTACCAGCTGATCTGGTAATAATAATTAAATATAAGAAGGAGGTCCTAGTGGCCTCCTTCTTTCGTATATAAAGAGAAGGTTAAACTATGAAGTATATTAACAATTTGTCGCATCCATTACTGTTTTCCGTTAATGGCAATCTTATAACTGTAAGACCTGGAGAAGAGATTGAGTTAAACCAGATTATAAAGGTTTCTGGTATCTCCCCTGTAATAGAAACAAAGAAAGTTTCCAAACCAAAACCAGTAACACAAAAAACTAAAAAAGTAATAACAAAGAGTTAAGATCGATGCCTGGACAAGCAATAATACCTGATACTACTTACGGAGGAACATTCGCCCCTAGATTCGGTACAGGAGTATCTGTTACTGGTGTAACACAGCCAGGGGATATAGACTACGAAACTCTTAACAAGGTTAGGTTTTCTGATGTTGTAGAGTTTAATAGTTTTTATTCCATTATTAAGGATAACGTAATGTCTAGGTTAGGTTCCCCTGTTATACGTGTAGAACTTACAGACCATCAGATTTTAATTTCTATTGATGAGGCTATTTCAAAATTAGATTATCACGCTCCAAATTGGTGTACTAATTTTATGACGTTTACTACTAAAGTTAATTATAACACATATGAGCTTCCAAAGTTTGTAATGAACAACTTACAGTATGTTGTCTACAAAAAGAGCTTGTTAGGTGTTCAGATGACTCCAGGTTCTTTAGAGTTTGATTTTTTCATTAAATATTTTACCGATAATTTCTTGTTTCAGGATTTTCAAGTATCAGACTTCTTAATTCAAATAATGCATTTAGAGCAGATGAGGAAGATATTGTCTAGAGATGGAAGTTGGGACGTAGTGAATGGAAGGTATTTAATTGTATACCCAGCTCCTCAGGCCTCAGAAGAGGTTATAGTGCAATTTAGAAGTCTAGATTCTAATTCCCTGCATCCTTATTTTATTGGATGGTTACAAAGATATTCTACCGCTATCAGTAAAATTATCCTTGGAGGTATTAGGGGAAAATATGATGTTTTGCCTTCTCCTGGTGGTGGAGCTAGATTAAACGGTCAAGCTCTTTCCGAGGAAGGCACAAGAGAAAAAGAAGAGCTTGTACAAGAGCTCATATCAGAAATTGAAGAACCGCCAGCGTTTACCGTATACTAATGGCATATATTAAGAAATCTGTAGGTGCTGGAGAAAAGGATGTTAAGTTTAATCCTCCTACCCCTCCTTTAGTACATCTTACTGATGACGCTAATGATGATGGTGTTTCTAAACTAAATATGTTCGACAGGTCTAACCCAGATACTAGTTTGTTTGGGATTGTAGATGGGGAGTTGGTAAAAATAGCTGGGTCTGAGTTGGTAGTTTACAGATATATTCAAGACGATAATTTTGACGATGTCTATGATGAACATAGGTCTAAAGTTTTGTACTTACCTCCTGTTGTTATTTTTGGTCATTACGACCCGAGACCAATAGAGGAAAATTTATCTGAGTTTGGGATAGAACTTACAAACGATCAAATGTTTACATTTAATAAACAAACTGCAGAAAGGCAGTTAAGTAGACCTTTAATTCCTGGTGATATCATAAAACCTAAATTTCAAAATGCTCATTACGAAGTTTTTGAAGTACAGGAGGACAGTTTTGAATCTTATGGAGTTTTTCATTTGGTTTGTACTGCTAAGATTCTGCGTGATGCGGAGAGTTTATTGCCATGAGTCATACCCCTGATAATCAGATAGACAAAGGTACTATAAAATCTAAGGAAGATACTGTTAATTTCGGAATAGAATTGAGTCCTCCTATCCCCCACAATTTTCTAGCCATAACGGTTGCAATTTTATTAAGAAATTTTGAATCTTCAAACAGAGGTTCTTTTATTAGCTCTTACTCTTATATTCATTTAGAGCTGTGGCTTTTTCAATTTTGTTCTTTACAACTTCCAAGTCTTATAGAACATGATAAATGTACTTACGAAACAGACTGGAAAAATGTAAAATTAGATGTGTACATAGACGTATCGGACAAATGGGATTTTACTGTAGAACTGGGCATTGATAATATTAGATCAGCTATAAAAGAAGGTTGGGATTGGGGTCTTCCTTATTTTAATCAGGTAGCATCTAGATGTGGAAGTTTTGTCAGCTACAGCGTCGAATTGATACCTAAAGGGATGCCAATTCCTGATGATTCTACCATAATTGATTTGCCTTCAAAGGATGGTGGAAAATCTGTACAAGATACTTTAGCGGGTCTTGTCCCTACAACTTTGTGTGAGGGGTCCGCTAAGGTTACACAACCATGCAATTTAACCCCTAAGGATCTTTTTGAAAAATCTGCAACTGCAAATGGTTGCAAGAAGTTAAGATAATAAAATATGAGACCCTATGACAAAATTAGAAAAACTATTCAAGAGTATGAATTAGGAAACCATTCTCAGGTTGATTTTTATAGGGAGTACACAAAATTTCTTATACGAAAGATGGAAACAATAAAAATTATTGATGCGGAAGGAAAAACAAATGCAGAAATGCCAACTTTTTACGCAAATCCAGAACGCGCCATAGCCAAGTTAAAAGAAGATAGAAACTTAGTTCTTCCAGTCATTTCAATTTCAATATCAGATATTGATGATGATCCAGACAGAAGAAGAACTAATATGACCTTAAATTTAGATACTACTTGGGACAAAACAGAGCAAAGATCTAAGAGAATTGTCTCTATAGCCCCAAAAGCCGTAAAACTTTCATATTTGGTTAATATTTGGTCTAAGTACGTAGAAGATCTTAATCAGATTGTAGAAAATATACAATTAATGTTTAACCCTTCATTAGACATAAGAACTAATTTTAGTAGTAATATACAAGCATTCATAACACAAGTTGCAGACAATTCATCTGCGGTAGTAGGGGATAGACAGGACAGGGTACTCAGAAAGACCGTTCAAATCACAGCAGACGCTTACATACCTACTAGAAAATATTTATACAGTAGTACTGGACAGCTAGAAGTTATAAACATGGAAATTGAATTCTTAGACACTAGTGGTAGTGCTATAGAAACTATTTCTCAGTCTCCCAATAGTTGATAAAAATGCAACGGATTTGGTGTTCTGAACGTATAAATAACATAGAGGAATAGTATGATCACTGTAAAAAATCTAGGAAGCCAGACTGAAGAGCTTATTTTTTCTAACGAAGGTAAGTATGTCCATTATTTCCTACCCCCCAAGCAGTCTGTAACCGTTCCTTCTTCATTTAAAACAAATATTGTCGAAGAACTCGCCAGACGCCACATAATCTCAATCAAAACTGTAGGATAATAAAAAATGCCAAGTTATAGCAGCCCAGGTGTGTACCTCGTAGAAAAAGATTTTTCTGAATACCCGCCTAGTATTAATTCATCTCTCGCTGGAATTGTTGGATTCGCCTCAAAAGGAGAACCTAACAAAGCAAGACTAATCACCAGCGCAGCCCAGCTACTTAGAGAGTTTGGTCGTCCAAATTTAGTTACGGGAGGTCAAGGACTTCTTGGAGCGTTAGAGGTCCTAACACAGACTGGCTCTTTGTATTATTTGAGAGTTGTCAACGGGACTTCTGTAGACGCGTCCGCTGCTGTAGAGTACGGTACTTGCCCTGCTGTCGCGGTATCTTCTACTTCTGAGTTTGGTAACCCTACCAACGCTAAATTTAAGTTTGGCGTTAAGGTAACTAATAATGCCAGTGCTAATGTGACCCCTGCCGCTGGTCGTGACTTAAATGGTTACTATGTGGTTACCTGTCCATCAGCCAGCACAGGAAGAGTAGTAGATACTATATCTAATGGGGTCGCCGCTGTACAGACAAGAGATTTCCCGTTTAGTTTTGTGTCTTCAACATCCTCGACAGGCCCTTTTGGGTTTTTTGTTGGGTCTTATGCGGGATCCGGAGCAACAATCGAAGTTTCTGCTACAAGTGCCATAGGAGACGCGACGACGTATTCCGATTGGGGCATACTAGGAGGCTTAACCCCTGAGCAAGGAGATGTTAGTGCCGCCGCTGGAGCCGTTGTCGATGTAGGTCTCGGATCTACGTCAGAAAAAGATTACCCTGGAGGATGCTACTTGGCTCAATCTCTTTGGGGAGGTTTAGGTTACAACTATAGTTCTGTTTATCCAGGAGTAAATGGGGCAGGTTCCACAACATACTACGGAATACAAGTTAAAACTGAATCCCGTGCAGGGTCTAACTCGTTGCTTTCTGTCTTTAACGACGGAGGATTTGAGGAAGGATTTACACTTAATTTTGTAAAGACTGATGACAGCACAGGCAACTGGCCTGAAAATGTAATTAACATGGGGACCACAAACCCTGTTTCTGAGTTCATCAAAGGTCAGTTCTATGATGTCTCTGCTACAAATACTGAAGCATGGACTCCAGTAACCGCATGGGATTTACAGGCTACTTTAACAAACTCAGTTATTGCTAGACGAAATGCGGCCGGGACTGACATCGTAGTTACAGAGTCTCCAGTAGTAAGATTTATGAAGTTTGTTGATAGTACATACAGCTTCTCTGGGGGAACCAATGGCGACCTTACTGACAATGCTGGAGTGTTTGATGCCGACGCAAGAACCGCGTTTATTGGAAATCAAGCTGCTAAGACTGGAATGTGGGCTCTAGATGATGAAGGCTTAAACCTTTCTATGGCCGCAACCCCTGGAGTTACTGATGAAACTGTTCAAAACGCATTGGTTAGTATCGCGGAATCAAGTCAGAATTTAGTGGCAGTGCTGTCCCCCCCTAAAGGGCTAGGAACTGCACAAGATGCGATTAACTGGACTAATGGACAATATACAGGAAGAACGTCTGCTCTCAACAGCTCTTATGCTGCTGTTTACTGGCCTTGGGTTAAAATATTTGACGTGTGGACTGGATTGGATACTTGGGTTGATCCCGCTGCTTTCGCTATTGGCGTAATGGCTAACACTGATCAAATCTCAGACCCTTGGTTCGCACCTGCAGGACTCACAAGAGGACGTTTGACCAGGCCTTTTGACGTAGAGGTTCCTCTGAGCCAAGGCGACAGAGACATTCTATATCAATCTGGTGAGTGTATAAACCCGATTGTTAAGTTTGCCAATGATGGAATTGTAATTTGGGGAAATAAAACCACCCAGAGAACTGCTACTGCACTTGACAGGGTTAATATCCGTAGAATGATGATTGTTATTCGTAAGATGCTTTTATCCGCTACGAGACCATTTGTTTTTGAGCCTAACGATCCAGTTACATGGAGCCGTATAAAGAATATTGTTCAGCCTGCGCTGGATGACATAAGAAATCGTCGTGGAATTACTGAGTTTAAGGTAGTTTGTGACGAAACTACTAACACCCCCGTTAGGATTGATAGAAATGAGCTGTGGTGCAGAGTATTTATCAGGCCTACCAAAACCGCTGAAGTTATAATCTTTGAACTTAACCTCACTAATCAATCTGCACAGCTAGGGTAAAGCAGTATATAAAAAGGAGATATTTTAGATGGCTAATGCATACTATGCGACTCAAACAAACAGAACTTTAAACACTGGGGAGCTTCCCCTACTTTCTCACGGGTTAGAATCTTACCGTGCATATCAATGGGAGGTAGAAATTGTACTTCCTGGCAGCACTGAAACTGATGAGACAAAGCTAACTCTCGCCGCCAAACAGGTGTCTCAGATAGGATTTACTTCTGAAGATATTGTGGTAGACAGAGTTAATGACAAATTTTTCTATCCTGGAAAAGTAACTCCTGACGAAGTAACTATTACTTTCGATAATCTAGTTACAGGACAAGTCGCTGAGAAGTTGTTTAATTGGATGAGTTCTGTATACGATCCTATTACTGGGTCATTTACACCTGGATTTATTCAAGGCGCAGGATCCTTTAAAACTTCTGTTAGAATTTACCAGCTGGACAATGCAATGTTTCCTGTCAAACATGTTTATTTGTATGGTGCATATCCTAAATCCTGGAAACTTGCAGAACTTAATTATGCTACCAACGAATTTCATACTGTAGAAATAACCCTCCGTTATGATTTTGCCGTTCAATACGCAGGGACTGACTGAAATTTATAATAATTTAGTACAATAGGGAATGTCTTTTAATCAGGACATCCCCTATTTATTTTTAAAGGGACATGGATATTTTTTCCGAACTACTAGACTCGTACTCCAAACTTAGAAAGAGGAGGTACTCCCTTTCTGAAGCCTTGCTGGAGGGTCATGGAGGGTCTAGAGAGTTAAGCCTTAATAGGCAGTTCCCAGAAGGATCTTATGAGGAGGAGGATTTAAAAAGTTTATTGAAGACCGCGAAATCCCCATCTCCAGGAGTGCCTGTAAACATCGCGTCACCGTTTTTTGGTGTGCAAACAGAAGACCCCGGAATGATAGCCTGGAGAGACTATCAAGGAAATGAACACAGCGCTAGTCAGGACGCCCTTATACAATACCTAGAATTAAGGTTGAATGACGAGGGAGAGGAGGAACAGTTACCTCCGGAAGAAGATGCTGCCGCTATGGATCCTATGTCTTTCGAAGATTCTATTGCAGATTCGTTTATGAAGTTGGAGGCTCCATTTCTCTCTCTAGCCGAAAGCAAATCTCTGAATTTAGAAGTTGATGATGAATTTAGGGAAGCCACTAATCTAGAGTTTATAAATATATCTGAAAAACTTAAAAACAGGAGAAACGGATCCCAGACCCTATTCAGTCAAATTATGTCTG